TCATCTTAAAATACTTAGAGTTAATGAAGAAAATTGATCCTTTTGTTGCAGCAGAAATCAAGTTTCCAGAAACATCAGGAATCTTGTCATCCATTACAACAACGGCATTCTTGTACTTGATGTTTTCAAAAGGAAATTCAAGATTCGAATTTACCTGACGATAACGATTGTACAAAGCAAATTCCAGCAGTTCATAAGTGATTTGATCTGTAACCATCAAATCAACTGGACCGCCTGTGCCCAAAGAAGCAGAATTGTAGATATTGGTTACTTGTCGAAGAAATCCATCAAACGAACCAGCCGCTGTTCCGGATGTATCCGTTTTTGTTTTATTTCTCCACCAAGTAGAAGTTTGCTGATTGATGTTTCCAACAAATAATGAAGTTGTTGGATCAAAAGCAATCAACTTTGCAATCGGTTCGATTCCAAGAGAACCATTGACAACCGAAGTTTTAGGAGTTTGGAGAGCACCATCACCAGATCCCCAATTCAATTGCTGAGCGAATCCTTCTTTAATTCCTTCCTCAGCCTGCATGATTTTTGCTTCAACGAAGTCAACAATTTGATGCTTATTCTGGATGACTTCCTTCATGTTGTAAGCAATTGGAACAGCTAATTGTCTCCATTCCCAAACTGACGAAGTAATACCATCAGTTGGAAGTGTAGACAATTCGTCCCAACCATCATAAGAATCCATTGTTGCAAGAGCATACAACAAAGGTTCTCTGATGTCTGTTCCGCCATCTGCTGATTTGTAAGTTCCATTCTTCATGATTTTATACATGAAGGCATTGGAAGCTCCTACGTTATCAATCAGCTTTTTGCTGTAATTCGGAAGTGATGTAGCGAAAACAGAATCCAGAAATACCGCAATATCTGAAGGAGCAGAAGCAGAACCAAAAGTAATGGTAGCCAAAAGATACGAACTGTCTTTGTGAGTAAAAACGTAGACAAGCGAAAAAATAGATAGGAAAAGATTGGCGAATCCACGAATACCTTCTTTCCAAGCTATCTTTCTTTGTTTCATTTCTTTGTTTCCAACAATTTGTTCATAGCATCTTCAATTGATTCTCGAAGACCCATGGACTGGCCCGATTTTCCCGAAGAAGCCGTATCTTTGACTTCCCCCTCTGTTGCTAATCTTGCAGCAACGTTTTCTTTAGACTTTTTAAGTCTATCTTTATCTACCTGAATAGTAGATTTCTTTGAAGCGCCTTTTTGACCCTTAGCAACATAATAAAGATTCCTGAAGTATTGTGTCGCAGTTAGTTTTTTGTTTACTGGGATCACATCCATGAGTTTATTCATTGTGTCATGGAGATCATTGAAATCTTCAAACTCATTACTAAGGGTCTCGAAGGCAGCTGTAAATTCTTTTGAAACATCTTCCTTCTCTCGAAGGATTTGTTTTTCTCTGATGTCTTGAGTTTTCTCCTCAATAATTCTTTCTACAACATCAGGAATAAGTTTAGAGAGTTTAGCTCCCAAAAACTTATAATCTTCACCCAACTCATCTTTGATTACATCAGTAATCGTTTTAACAACTTTCTTTTCTGTTTGCTCTCCTTGAATCAATCCAGCATTCCGAGCCATAATTTCCACAACTTGCTTAGCAGTTGCCGGATTTGATAAAGCTTTGTAAAGTTGTTTTGCACGCTCAAGATGTTCTTCTGTAAATTCGTCTTCTTCACCTTCTCCAGAAGACTCGTCTTCTTTTTCTTCCTCTTCCTCTTTCTTGGAAGAGTCTTCTTTCTTGTCGTCTTTCTTCTCATCTACTTTCTCGTCCGTGACTGTAGAAGATTCAATTGCTTTCTCTACAGCTTTAGTAAGATCTGATTTATCATTAACAGATCCACCACCGCCCGCACCATTACCTTCTCCCTCGAAAGAAAGTAACTTAAAGTTATTCCAACGATTCCAATATTCTCTGTACATTTAGTATCCTTTCGATTTCATGAATTTCGAATGCATTGATTTCTTAGACTTAGATTTCTTTCCTTTTCCAGCTTTATTCAAAGCAGCAGCAACAGCTTGATCATGAGGATGTCCGGCAGCTTCCATTTCCTCAATATTATGTCCGATATTTTTCTTTCCAGCAAGTAATGGCATGTTATTCTCCAGGATATAATTCGTTAATTAAATTTCTCAGATCTAAAAGGACTGCTTTAAATTCCATAGCTTTTTTAGGATTTTTATAAGCATCCTTTATAGCCGATATGACAAGTCTAATTCCTATTGATAACATTATCCCGCCTGTAATTGATTCTCGATTTCTTGAGCAGAGTTAGGAGCTGCATTAGCAATTTGTTGTTTAGACTGATTAGCTGAATTCTGAGCAGCAGAAGGATTGTTTGCTTGCATATTTCCTACCTGCGAAAGAATTGTCATTTGCTGAATCTGTCTAATAACCTTTAAGTTTCTATAACCGCATTTATATGCAACTTCCATAATCAAAGCTGGAGATAAAGCAACCATAGGATATTGATTGATGATAGAAAGGAATGTAACAAGTTTCTTTAATTCTTCCTCTTGAGTTACTGGATTTGCTTCTATTACATCAATATCAATATCGAAATCATATCCATCATCAATTTGTTGTGCTGTTACATATTGATAAGCTGGAGATTCCTGAACTTCACCAAACAATTGATCAAAAGGATCTTGAGTTAATTTTGCCCACATTCCAAGAGCAAAATTTTCTCCTACCTGAAGGAGAGCTTCTCTCATTAATTGTTTGAGGAATTTTGTAAATTTGATTTGTTCCGCTGATTCTCTAATCTGCGCTCTTGCATCTTTAATTTTACTTTGAGTAGCAGATTCTGAAGTCGATTCTTGTCTGGCCGCAGCAGAAGTAGCTGAGATGGAATCAAAGTCATCTTTTGCATGTTGGAAACCTGTTTCAATTGTTATTCCCACTTCAGGGTTATTAATTGGTGAAATTGCATCTCGTTCTTTAACTTCAATAATCAAACCATCAATTTCTGTTGCAAATTTATCAAGTTCAGGTTGTTCAACTCTTCCTTTAAGAGCTTGAAATTTTCTAGTAAATCTTCTCCGATAATTCCTCATTTGCTCGCGGGCTTGATTTACTTCATCTTGAGGAGATAACCAATTAAATACTGGAGGAATTGGATACCATCCTTCTGTCCTTATTGGACCTTTGCATTCTCCAAAAGGAAGTCTTTCATATTTAGTTGCCCACAAAGGTTCATCAAAATGACCATGAAGGAAAAGATTTCTTTCGTTAGTTTCATTATCCCAAATGTTATAAACTCTAAGAATCTTTCCTTTCTGCATTCTGAGTCTATATAGCTCCTCATCTTTTATATCTTGATAAGGAGTTTCAAGACTGTAATCAGAACTATAAAGAATATCAGTTGCATCTTTAGGAAGATTTATTCCTGGAGTATGTGCTAATGTAGCAGCATACATATAAGAAGAATATCCGCACCAAGAACAATTCTTTAAGAACGGATCATCTGAAGTTGAAACAAGCCATCTTCTTGCAGGAATATGCTTGAAATAAATCAATTCAGATCCAGGCACCTCAAGAGCCTCTTGAACAACTTTTTGATCTTCAATGTCTTTTTGAACATTAATATCATAATGACTTTCTAAAACAGGCGGTTTTTTCGCCGGATTTCTCCAATCGGCTGCATAACCAACTTCTACAATTCCAAATCGAAAGAACATTTCCAAAGCAGCTAATTCAGCAACATCAGCAAAATGAGCATTAGGATTTTGAATGACTGTATTTAAAGTATCTTGTTTCAAAAGAGCAGAATCAATTGCTTCCAAATAATTATAATTTGAAGATCCTGGACGAGGAGTTATAAGAGCTTGAGGATTTTGATAAACTAATGTAGAGAGTTTGATCTGAATAGTAGAAAAAACAAGATTAAGAGTATAAGGACGATACTGTGTATTAGTTCCCCAGTTCTTCCACTGAAATCCTTCATAATACTCTTCGTTCGTCTTACACTTAAATCTTTCCTCCCAGACTTGCCGATATCTTTCAGCATTTCTTATCTTAGCAGCCCAAGGAGATTCAATGTTTGATGACATTATTTATAACCTTTTTGGCCCATAAACTTCTGGCGTAATTGGGATTGAGATTTTTTAATATCTGCATCAGCATCGGTATCAGGAGGATAAGCTTTCTTTTTAACAATTCCTTCTTTTACCATATTGTCTTCCTGCATTTTAAGTGCAGATTTTCTTTCTGAATCAGAATATTTCCGCATTACTGCTGGATCTGCTCCAATTCCAAGCTTTCTTTTTCTTTCAAGATAATCAAGAAGTTCACCAGATTTGTCTGCCATTATTGTCCTCCGAAAACCATTTTTCTGAACATTTCAGATAATGGAATATTCATTGTAGGTAAACGCCCAGCAGGAGGACCAACTTCCATAATCTTGGGAGCAACTTCAGTAACAGTTCCAATAGGAAGATCATTTGGCCTCCCTAATTTCAAAACAGCTTCTCTTTCAGCTTGTGCTTTAGCAACATCAGCAGCTCTTTGTTCTGCAAATCTTTCCATCATTTCTTTTGTAATTGCAGTTTCTTCTCCTGCTCTAGTCATTCCACCAATTGTTCTAGCAGCAAATCCCATAGCAGGCATAAAAGGAATTTCTTGTCTTATAATGTTTGGATTGTGAGGAGGAAATAAAGCTCCTAAAACTTTCTGCAACATTGATTGTGGAATAGCTTCGTATCGAGGACTATTAATTTTAGGAATTGCATTAAGAGCTTCTTTAGCTCCTGGCTCATAATTAACTTGATTAGTTAATTTATTAAGCATTTGAATTTTACCAGATTCATAATCTTTATGTAACTGAACTGCATAAGCTGTAGAATTTTTTGGAGTGTCAAATATACCTAAATGTTTTCCAGATCTTTTATATTGTTGAATAGCTTCTTCATCACTTAAAATTCTACTTCCATCATGAGCTACCGTAGGAATTAAAACTTCTTGTCCATCTATATTTACACCTAAAGATCTGACTGTACTAGAACTTCCATCAGGATTTTTAACTATAGGTTGTTTTTGTAAGTCAATATTTCCTGGAGTTATCAATCCTCTTTGAGCAGGATTTTTATGCTTTTCAGCCATTGATTAATCCTTGTCTCTGAGCTTCTTTAAACAATTTGTTATAACGTGCAAATGATCTCTGAGGAGGTTCTTTCTGTTTTTCCACAAAACCTTTATTGTGCTGTGCGACATAATACCTAACTGTATCGTATGCATGATCAACAATAGACTCATCGCGATCATCAGAATAAATAGACTTACCATTATAACTTCCAGTTAATTCTCTTCTTTGAGATTGAGTTTCAATAATTGCTCGATGGGCACCATAAGGATATGAATTAGATCTCTTGATAAAATATAATTGTGGCGCAGGTGAAACTTTAGTAATTGGATGGATTATTCTCTGTACAGGACGTAACAATTCATTTATGCGATTCCGCGTAGCGAATTCATTATTGTCTGCTGCAATCCAATGAAAAGCAGGGGCTTGAATTTCATCTTCATCATAATATTCTTGTGCAACAGACCATTGCATTCCATTCTTTTGAGAAGATGTTTTAAAAATTGCCGGATCTGCAAAATCCCCAGAGATATTTAAATCTTCTGAAAGATCGAATATATTTTGACGATGAAAACTAATTAATTCACCAGGAACATAATATTCTTGGAAACAAACATGAATGTCATTCCAAACCATTGCTCCATCTTTATTTGGTGTTTTATATTTTAAAGCAGCCCACCAAGTACAACAAGTTGGAGCAGTATCACCATGATCAAGTATTCGATAAATGTTAGCCTTCGTCCTTAATAGATGGACAAATTCATCGAATAGAGTTTTATCAGTTTTATCTGGATCAATTAATGATAGCGGAGAGATGAAATGGATTTGGGATTTAGATTTCCCCCACTTCCCTTTATAATATGTTTCTATCCATTCTGCATCTCTCTTTTTCATTTGAGCCATCGTGTGAGGATCGCCCAAACGATCATCTGTTTCTCTTTCGATAAAAAAGTAATTAGGATCTTTTTCGTAAGAATCTGGATGATACCATCTATAGATCCAATGGAATTCACCAGACTCGAAAGGATTGCACAGAATATCTACATAGTTATTTACTCTTGGCCTTCCGAAATCATCTTTGGGCCAATTTGGATATTGATCTAGTAATCGTTGAGGAACTACAGCTCCATCCCAACGACCAACTCTAGCATCCATAATCATAACAATGTTTTCTTCTGTGTCTTCTGCTTGGTCAATCAAAAGAGAATTAATTTCTAATCCTTTTGCATCGCCTTCGTCAAGAGTGTCTAAGTGCATCCAGTAAATTACAGATCCATTGTAAAGAATTGTAATTCCGAATTGCTCATCATGACGAAAAATGAATTCCTTCGGACAAATCTTAAAGAATGTTTGCATTGTTGTCGCACGAAGTTGTTTATAAACCTTGCGACAAATTGCCATTCTATAATTGTTGAATGTAAGCAAATGCAAAAGAGCACGCTGACATGCAACATAAGTTTTTCCATTATTAAATCCACCGGAAAAGCAACCATTCCGCTGTAAATGGAAAAAATAGATTTCTTGTTCGATGTTACGGAATTCAAACTTTAAGTCCATAGTAATCTTCTAAACTAACGGACAAAAAGTTATTACGGAAGGAGTAAAGAGGAACTAAAAGAGGGAAATCCTAATTAACGAATATTTGATTCGTCGTATTCACCACGTTTCTTTGATTCGAATTGTTCATCTAAATCAACAATTGCTGGACTACACCAAATAAAAGTCAATCCCATATCAATGCAGTGACGCATTGCATGTTCTTTGGCCTGCTTCATATCGCCTTTGAATCTGAAAAGCTTTGATTTCGGTTTCTGATAACCGTACTTGTAATAAAGTTCATAAGTTCGTGTGTTTTTCAGATCTTCGATTTCTTCAGCCAATTGCTCAAGCGTTAGATTCATTACTTTCGACATCTTGTTCCTCTAATTAACGGTTGAAAACATTATTTGTTCAATACTTTCAGCAGAATCTTCTCCACATTCAGAGCACTGCAAAGTAATTACTGGATTTCCATCAATACCTATGTTGGAATCAATGTAAATTTTGAAATCATCAGATCCACAATCTTTACAAGTTAGAATTCGTTCCATAATTAGTATACTCCAGTTTTCATTTGCTTTGCTAATCTATTCGCTCGTTCTCCAACTTCCCTCGCCCATTTGGAATCTAAGATTTCCATCGCAGCCGTTTCAAAATCTCTTTTTTCAAGAGCGGCCAGCATTCTTTTGAATCCCATAAATTTAGGAAGACCCAAAGCAAAACACAAATTAGTAAGAACTTCTTGTCTGACATCGTTAAATGTTATAAAATAAGGTATTGTAGATTCCAATTCAACAATAGTCCGATCAATATCATTCATCAACAAAATTCGAATTTCTCTATCACTTAATCCATTGTCATCTAAATTTCTTCCAACTCCTATGGTTAGTTTGCCTTTTGTGTCAAGATAAGGTTTATTTTTAAATCCTTCATCTTCTGTGAGTTGATCTGACAATCTAGAGAATTTGATTGTTGCATCCATATCTGTTTTATAATCACCAAAATAATATATATTCATTTAGGCATCAGCACGTTGATTAAAGTTTGATTACTTGTTCCGACAATTGTTATATTAACTTCAGGAAGATCCTTCTTGTCTTTTTCTTTGTCTCTCAATAATCCGTTAGCCCGCAAAATCATTTCAGCAGCTTTTAAACCAAGTTCCTGTTTATCAGGAAAATTTAAAGTTGTTGCAATTCTTCGGGCGGCTGCTTCAAGACTCGCACCTTGATTATCTAATACTTCGACGAATCCATTTCCATTTTTTTGAGGAGGAACGGAAGGACTGTTATTAGATAACGCCGCAGCAGCAGCCGCCTCGAAATTAATTTCTTTAGAAGACTCTATGTTCTCATCATTTTGAATAAAGTCTTCAAAACTTGGTTTAATAAACATTAGCCAACTACCGAGGAGAAATCAGAGATAGAACAAATTATACTCTTACCAGCCTTGTCGCATTCTTCATCTGGTTCATGAGTAAATACAACTTGAAGTTTATCTTCTGAAATAACTCCCTGATAACCTCCGAAACATTTCGGACATTGGAACATTGGAAAATGAAGAAGTCTTTCACTCACAGCAAATCTCTGGTAAGATTGAGAATTTTTACAACATCTCCATTAGCTTCTAAAAGAGCTATAAGTTCATCAATCTTATTCAATCTTGCTAGCGAATGTTCTCTTTGATATCTAAGATTACTTAGAATATCGGTTCTATGATCAATAGAAAGTTTTTCTCCTCCAATTGTTCGCATTGTTTGGCCCCGATCAATTGCAGCCATCTTTTCGGCCATTTCATAATCAACTCTTGGAGAATCTTCAGCCAGATTCTTTTCTTCATCACTCACAGTAAAATCTCCTTTTTGCATTCTGAATTTGGACAAACAATCTTAAACATTGTATCTGGAACAGTGAAAGGTAAATTGCAGGCAGGGCAGTTTACAAACTTTTCGTTTATAAAAGCAGAAAGAGGGGAATTGATTACTCTAGAAAGATTTTCTTGTTCAACCGACATTTTCCTGTTCCTCTTCTACGTCTTCCATTTTAATAGCTTCTTGGAACTCTTGTTCCGTTAACATTTCAGCATGAGCTTCAGTAGATTGTAAAGGAGCTTTACGTAAAGAGGAAAGGAATCCAGGAGTTGGATAACTAAATTTCGATTTGTGGAGAAGAAGGTTTGTCTTTAAATCTGGATCGGAAAGAAAGAAAGCTTTGAGCCTGCCGTGTTGAGTTTCCAATTCATAATCAAGAGAATTCCAATCTGGAGGAATTGGACAGACTAAAAACAGATCTGCAATCTTTGCTCCGAATCTATATATTCGAAGTTGCAGAATATCTTCTACTTCCACCAAATTAAATAACTCTCGATATTGTTTTGGTAATGGCATAAAAGAAAATTGTAATTGAACTATGTAGTTGTTGGCCCACCGCCGAGTTTTTCAGAATAAGCTAATCCTTCTTTTGCTTTCTCTTGATACCAGATATAATTTTCTGGAGGATGTCTGAAAGCAATTTGATTGAAACAATCCCAAATCTCATAAAGATTAGGATTTTTAGGAGGAGCTTTTACTTCTGCTTCGAGAGTTGCAATTCTTTCATTCAATTGCGTAACTTGCAAAAGAAGAGTTTCGTTCTCTCCTTGCAATTGCAGAATTTGTTCATCTTTTGGATCTAATGAACTCATTTTTTAATTTACCCTCCTACACCGATCGCGTGAGGTTCATTATACCACACTTGTCAAGCCTGATGGGTCTATAAGCCTTTGTAAAATCAGCCTTTAGAGGCTACAAAAAATCTTCTCCAATCGTCCGGTTTACCCCTACAACGACCCATTCTTACATCTTAATTTAAGACATAAAAGAATCTCTCTAATAAATGCTTTATCATCTTCTAAAAGAATTGGATGAACTAAATCATAAGCCCGCAACAATTCAACCAAATCTTCTGATTTCATTTCACGAATTAGTGGAAATCTAGGATCATCGTGTGCCATTAGTTTTTCTCCTCGAAAACAATTCCACTGATTGGAGTCCCAAACTCATCATAGAATTCGATAACTAACCGAAGGTTATCATAAGCCTGCTTAGAAAGAACTAACCTTCCACATAGCGAATGTTTGTCGTTTTCTATTTCAACTACTGTTAAATTAACTACTCCAGCATCTGCATTGATTTTGTAATCTATTCTGATCATTTTTTCTCCTTAAAGACCACCCTAAAGAATGCTTTTTCATGCGCGCCGAAAAAGAGCAAAGATGTTGGAAAGAAAGTACCCTACCCATGAATAAATATGCAAGGCAATGAATAAATATGCATGGGGTTTTTATCTACTAATTACTTAGTACTTAGGATATCGTTGGACTTGATTTTCGCAAAATCGAACAGTTTACTAAAAATATGAACTTTTGTCAAGTAAAAAATAAAAAAAATAAAAGGGGCCGAAACCCCTTGACTTAACTTTTAATCTGTGGCGGATATTCAAGGAAGTAATCCGGCGAAGCTTCCAAACGTGCAAGGAAGTTATACCGGCGATTATCCTCTTTTGGT